CACCGCCGTGAAGGCCGCTCGGGGGATTTTCCGTCCGGGACCTTCTGCCCCTGCCATGAGCGCGACCTGCGCCCCACACCATGCCACTCGGGAGGCGACGCCATGCTGATCTACGCCACCGAGACTGAGTACGCCAACCGCCCCACAGCGTGCGCCCCCGACAACCTGCCCGCCATGTTGCGGGCCGCATCCCGCCTCGTCGCGCACGCCACCCGCACCGCCGTATATGCCGTCGACGGCGACGGATACCCCGCCGACCCGACCGTGCGGCAAGCGTTCCGAGACGCTGTCCTTGAGCAGGTCGACACGTGGGTCACCCTCGGAGTGAACCCGACAGCTGGTGTCGCCGGCACGAACGTCGTTGCGTCGTCAAGCATCGGAAAGGCGTCCATCACCTACGCGGCATCCAGCACCGCCGTCGACGCGACCGCCGCAACCCTCACCGCGCTCACGCCTGACGCTGCGTGGTGCCTCGAATCCGCCGGGATCACCGGCACCGTCGCCGCATGGTGACCGACCCGCTCGCCGCCTGGTGGGTCCACTCCGTGGTCGTGAGACGGCATACCGGAGTCGGCCCCGACGGCGACCTGTACGCCACACCCGTGACCATCATCGGGTTCATCGACGACGACACCCGCCTCGTCGCCGGGGCCACCGGCGAACAACTCACCGCCGCAGGCGCGTTCATCGCCCCCGCCGGCACACCACACATCCCGCCCCGGTCGCTGCTGACCCGCCCCGACGGTCGCGACGTGCGGGTCCTCACGTTCGCCGACAACGCCCCGCCCGTCCCTGGCTTGCCCGGCCACGTGGAAGCGACGTTCGTGTGACCACCTTCAAGTCCACCATCAGCTTCGCCGGGATCGAGCAGGCCATCCTCGCCGTCGCCGGCAAAGCCGTCGGTCTCGCCGCCGAACACGTCCTCGGAGAGTCAACGAAGGTCGTCCCCATCGAAGAGGGCACCCTGTCCCGATCGGGTCGCACCGACGTCGACACGCAAGGCGCGACCGTCGTTGCCGCGATCTCCTACGACACCCCGTATGCCGTCCGGCAGCACGAAGACATGTCCTACCGACACGACCCAGGCCGCACCGCGAAGTACCTCGAAGGCCCCCTGCGCGCGGAAGCTGGGACGGTCGCCAAGATCGTCGCCGCGGGAGTCGGGAAGGCCCTCACGTGACCGCCTCCACCATCCGCGACGCCATCGCGGACGCCCTGCACGCCGCCGGGGTCGGCACCTACCGGCCCTCGGGCGGGTATGCCGCGGGCGACACCGCCCCGATCTTCTTCTCACGCACCCCAGCGACACCGGACCGGGTCATCACGATCACCGTCTACCCCGTCGCGCTCGACCACACCACCGGCGTCCAAGTTCGTGCCCGCGGATCCGCTGGCGCGACCACGTCCGCCGAAGACCTCGCCGACACCATCCGCGCCACCCTGCACGGCCGCGAAGACCTCCCAGGCATCGAACTGCTCACGTGGCAGTCCGGCGCCCGCATCGGGTTCGACACCCAACAGCGCGACGAGTTCGCCCTGAACTTCTACGCCCTCACAGACGACCCCGCGACCGCCACCTACCACGCCGAGTAGCACCGCACCCCAAGGAGCACCCCATGGCCGCACCGACCACCGGCACGCCCACCGCCAACAGCAAGTGGCGCCTCGACGTCGACCTGGACACCGCCAACGGTTCCGGCAACTTCGTCCAGGTCAAGGGCATGAGCAACTTCGTGCCGTCCGTCCCCGCCCAGGTCGAGGACAACACCGACTACGACACCGATGGGTGGGGCGCGGACGCCGTCATGGCCCGCAAGTTCAACAACACCCTCACGGTGCGCCGCAACTACTACGCCGGAGCCCGCGACCCCGGTCAGGAAGCGCTGCGGATCGCCGCCGACGCCGGGACCCTCATCCACGTCCGCTGGTACGAGCGGACCACCGGCGGCGAGGCATACGACGGCTGGGTCCTCGTGCAGTGGGAACCGCAGGGTGGCGCTCCCGCTGGCATGAACGAGGTGTCGGTGTCCTTGCTCGGGCAGGGCTCGCGCAACGTCATCGCCAACCCCTACTCGGCCACCGCCGTCCCCTTCGTCAACGCCCTGTCCCCGGCCACGGGCCCGGCCGCTGGCGGCACCCTGGTCACGGTCCGCGGGTCGGGGTTCGCCAACGTGACCGGCGCAACCGGCGTCAAGTTCGGCACCACCAACGCCACGGCATACACCGTCGTTTCCGACGGCGTCATCGTCGCCCAGGCGCCCGCTCAGGCCGCGTCGACGAAGAACGTCACCGTCACCAACCCGAACGGCCCGTCCGTCGACAACTCGACGTTCGACGACTACGTCTACATCTGACCGGCCCCCTGATCGTCTGCCCGGCCCTGGCACTGCGGGGTCCCGGGCCGGGCAGGCACGCCACACCCCCGCAACCCCGCACCCGGAAGGGAACCCCGCCATGCGTGACCTCAACGACGTCCTCGACCTGCGCCTGCGCCTCCCGATCGGCGGGAAGACCTACATCGTCGACCCGCCAAGCGCGGCCGACGGCGCATACCTGATGAACCTCATGGCCCTCGGCTTGGCTGCTGACGCTGGCGTTGACGTCACTGGTGTCGAGCTTGAAATCCCCGACGGTGATGCCGACTTCGCGAGCCGCACCCTGGGCACCGCCTACCAGCAAATGCTGGACGACGGCCTGTCGTTGCAGCAGATCGGGTTCGCCGCCGAGACCGCATTCCTCGCATGGACGGTCAGCAAGGAGTTCGCCGAAAACCACTGGGAGACCGGGGGAAAAGCAACGCGCCCGAACCGGGCGCAACGGCGGCACCCAACGGCGACCCAGACCCTCGCGGGCGCGGCGACTACGACCCCGAACTCGGGGTCAGCGAGTGGTACGAAGACGCGCCGCAAGAAGCGCAAGGGGCGACGCTGATCGAACTCTGGCGGATCCGCGACCTTATCGAGGCTGACCTGCACGAGATCTACGGTCTCGACGTTGACCTTCACGACCCACTGACGGACAGCACCCTCACGGCCCGGTCATGGCGGTGGTTCCTCGTCCGCCTCCTCGGCCTAACGACGACCACCCGGTCACGCGCGTGGGCTGCCCTATCACCCCCCGAGCCAGACCAGGCCGCAGCCCCGCCGCACGAAGGTCCGCCCTCTGCCCCCTACGACTGACCCCGAGTGAGGTGACCGGCGCGTGAACATTGGCGAGCTCGTCGGATACATCAAGCTCGACGGAACCGGCGTCGGCCAAGGCATCCGCGACGCCCAAGCCCAACTCAAGACCGGCATGGACCGCATGGCCGGCGACGCTGGCACCCAAGGCGAAAAGGTCGGCAAAGCCGCGGGGTCTCGCCTGTCCGGCGCGTTCGGGACCGCCATAAAGCAACTCGCCACCGGACTCGCGGCCACGTTCGCCGTGTCCAAGGTCGTCGACTACCTCCGCGGCACCATCGACGCAGCGGGCGACCTGAACGAGACCGTCAACATGTCGTCGGTCATCTTCGGCAAGAACCAAGGCGCTATCGAACGGTGGGCCGCCGGCGCTGACCGAGCCCTCGGCCTGTCGACCGAAGCCGCGATGCGCAACGCCGCGTCGTTCGGTGACATGTTCCTCCAGATCGGGTTCGCTGAGGACAAGGCGTTCGCCATGTCCAAGGCCGTCGTCCAAATGTCGGCCGACCTCGGGTCATTCAAGAACCTCAAGACCGAGGACGTCCTGCAGCGGATCGCGGCCGGTTTCCGCGGCGAGTACGACTCCCTGCAACTGCTCATCCCGAACATCTCCGCGGCCCGCGTCGAACAGGAAGCCCTCGCCGCGACGGGCAAGAAGTCCGCCACCGCCCTCACCGCGCAGGAGAAGGCTGCCGCGACCCTCGCGATCGTCCAGAAAGACGGCGCCCGCGCGATGGGCGACTACGCCAAGACCGCCGACAGCAAAGCCAACGCCGAGAAGACCGCGGCCGCCGCCGCGCAGAACCTCGCCGCGAAGATCGGTGGCCTCCTGCTGCCGGCATACACGGCCATGGTGACGTTCGGCCGAGACCAAGTCCTCCCGTTCCTATCTGGCACGGTCGACGCCCTCGGGGATGCTGGCGCCGCTGTCGGGCCTTTCGTTGGGGGTCTCGGGTCGATCGTCGGGGCGTTCCGCGACCTTCCCGGCCCACTGCAGGGCGCCGTCGTTGGGATGCTCGCGTTCATCCTGCTCAAGGACCGCCTCGCAGCAGTCGGCACCACCGTCCAGACCAGCCTCAAGACGGCCGGGTCGACGATCCAGTCCTTCGGCGAGGCAATGCATTACGCCGGGCTCGCGTCCGAGCGGGCCGGTGGCGGCATCGCAGGCTTCGCCGCCGGGGCACGCACCTTCACCGGATCCGCCGGGCTCATGAAGGGCGCCGCCTCCGGCCTCCTCGGCGTCCTCGGCGGACCATGGGGCCTCGCCTTCACCGCCGCCGTGGCCGCTGTCGGTGGGTTCGCTCAAGCCCAAGCCAACGCCCGCCGTGCCGCCGACGAACTATCCCGCACCCTGGACCAGCAGACCGGCGCCATCACCAAGGCGACCCGCGAGAACATCGTGAAGAAGCTCCTTGACGACTTCGCTGCTGACGACTGGCGCAAGATCGGCGAAGAGTCCTCGTTCACCCTCGCGCGCATCGCCGATGGCGTCACCCTCACCGGCGACAAGCTCGCCGCGTTCCGCGAGGAGTTTGACCGCACCCAACAGGCCATGATGGCCAGCGATGACGAGTCCGTGCGGGACCGATGGGGCGCCCTCGGGAACACGATCGCCGCCGCGACACGAGACATGGACGGCGCCCGATCGGTCGCCGAACAAACCCGCATCGGGATGGCCGGGTTCGGTGAAACCACCGAATCCACCGCCGACAAGATCATCGACCAAGCCAACGCCGTGGACGACCTTCGCGCCGCGCAGCAACGCCTGGCAGGGAACTATGCCAACGCCCGCGAAGCCGCGCGCGACTACGAAGAGTCCGTCGACAAGCTCACCCAGTCGATCCGCGACAACGGCACCACGATGGACATCGGCACCCAGAAGGGACGCGACAACGAACGCGCCCTGTATGCCGTCGCCGACGCCGCCGTCACCGCCGCACGGGAGCAGTTGAAACACGGCGAAGGCATCGAGTCCGCCGCCAGGACTATCGAGGCCCGCCGTGGCGCATTCATCGACCAGGCCACCAAGCTCCTCGGGTCCCGAGACGCCGCCGCCGCCCTCGCCAACCAACTCGGCCTCACCACCGGCAAGGTCGACGAACTGTCCCGCGAGATCGCCTCCACCCCGACCGGGAAAGACATCAAGATCACCGTCGACGTCGCCGAAGCTATGGCCCGCATCAACGGCTTCAAAGCCCTATTGGGGACCGTCCAGAACAAGCAGGTCGCCGTCAGCGCCGCCACCGGATGGACCGGCAGTGCCCAACGCCACGGCTCTATCATGGAGTTCGCCCGCGGCGGTATCCGGCCCGGCATCTACTCGGACGGCTCCGACATCGTCCGGTTCGCCGAACGCGGAACTATGGGCGAGTCGTACATCCCCCACAACCCCGGCGACCGACGACGAGCGACCGCCATCCTCGCCGAAACCAACCGCCTGTTCGGCGACCCCCTCGGCGCCAATGCGGACGTCCCTACCGCTGCTCTCGCCGCGGCTGTCCGTGAGGGGCTCTCGGGTGCGCGGCTGGAGCTGACGGGCGTGGGTGTGCTGGGTGATGTGGTGTCGGCGCGTCTGGTGTCGGTTGTGGATCGGAGGCTCTAGTGGCTGTGTCGATCGTGGGCTACAAGCAGCTGGCGCTGT